CTCTTCGATGCCGGTGCCGCGGTCGATCGCCTGCCGCGACAGGGTCTGCTGCCCGGCCGCGGTCTGGATGTTCTCGGTGAGGAGCGTGTCGTCGATGTTGGTCTCCGACACGGCCGCGTTCTCTGAGGCCTGCAGCGCCACCGAGGTGGCGGTGGTGATCCGGGAGATGTTGACGGTCATGCCGTCGGGCGGGAGGTCGTGCTTGTTGCAGATGTTGGCGAACGGCCGCAGCGCCGCGATGGCGGGGGCCTTCATGTCGGTCAGGTACTGCGGCACGACCAGGCCCGTGAACGCGCCGGTGCCGGCGGCGCGCTCCATGTACTGCCCGGCGCGCTCGATGCGCTCCTCGTGCATGTGGCGGGCGAGCCGCTCACCCGACTGGATGTCGTTGTAGAGGAACGACCGGGCGACGTCGCGGAGGAACATGCCGCCCTTGCGGTCCACGCCGGGGTGGTAGGTGCGCTCCTCGGCGCCGACGCGGGCGAGCTCGTCGTAGGGCTTGGGGACGCGCTTGGCGGCGGGGGTGGGGACGGGCTCCTTGGCGGCCCGCTCGACCTCCAGCTCCTCGGCCTTGACGCGGTTGGCGTTGGCGAGCTTGCCCTTGACCCCCTCGATGTCGGTCTTGGCGCGCTCGCGGCCCTCGCGGAGCAGCTTGATGCGCTCGTCTTCCTCTTCGGACAGGTTGGAGCGGCCTTCCTGCTGGGCGACGGCGACGATCGCCTTGACCTCGGCGGTGGCCTTGTCGCGCCGCTTGGTCGCGGCCTCCAGCTCCACCTCGATGGTGGCGATCAGCTCGTCGATGCTGGCCATGCGTGTGGGGTCCTTTCGGCATGCCACCCAAGGGGTGGCGGAACGGTGCCGCTGGCCGTTCCTGCGCCCCCGCCGGTTCGGTCTGCCGGGGGCACGCCTGGAACCACCACGCCGGTTCGGTCTGCCGGGCGGTGTGCGTCTGCGGTGGGGTGGGAGTGGCTAGTCCTCGTCGAGGGCGAGCTCGGCCAGGACCAGCTCAAGGGACCGGCCGACCCTGGCCAGCTCCCGCGTGCCGGTTCGGTCTGCCGGCGGTGCGGGCTGGGCAAGGTCGGTGCGGTGGGCCAGGATGCTCGCCGCCTCGCGGGCGGCGAGGAGCGGGAGGTAGGGGAGCGCTGCGAGGACGTCCCCGGACTGCTCTACGGCCTGCCGGGTGGCCACCGTGGTGTTCGGGTTGGCGCCGTAGGTGACCGGGCCGACGTCGCCGCGGTCCAGGTCGACCTCGTTGATGCGGTACTCGGCGTAGTCCGGGGACCACTGGCCCGAGACGATCGAGAACATGAACGACTGCTCGGTGACATCCCGGTCACCGATCGCGGTGACGAGCTGCTTCACGTCGTCGCGGGCTGGGTTGAGCCATGCCCGGTCGCCGAGGCCGGTCTCGTCGGCCCACAGCTCCAGGCGCCCGTTGGTGGTCCGCGCCATCGTCGTGCCGCCGTGGCCGAACCGGAAGATGACATCCGGGTCGGCCTTCAGCGTCACGTCGAACGCGCCCGCGCTGACAATCTCCATGTAGGGGCCGATCCAGTCCCACATCTCGTACGCGCGCTCGACGACGCTCGCGTAGCCCTCGACGAGGTGCCAGTCCTGCCCGTCGCGCTTGACCAGGCGCTGCGCCCGCAGCTCGCTTGAGAATGGTGGCCGCTTCCGCCGCGCCAGCCCGCATGGCATGGCCTCGCCGCGTGGCAAGCCTCGCGGGTCCGCTCGGGCCTCGGCGGCGCGGGCCTCGGCGGCGGCGGCACGCAGGGCGGCGTGGTCGGTCATGGCGTGGCTCCTGCGGTCGCGGCGGTGGGGGTGGTCTTCGGCGCGCCGAACAGCCGGTCGAACTCGGCGAGCTGGCTCTCGGTGAACGGCGGCAGGTCGTCCTTCTCGCGGACCTCCGACGGCGCCCGCTGCCGCGACGCGATCAGCGCCGCGTTGGTCGCCGCGCGGGCCTGGGGGTCCATCCGCAGCAGCGCCGCGGCGTTCAGCTTCACGTACCGGGGCTGCGCGAGCAGCCGCGACAGGGCGTGCTCCCGCCGCGCGACCGTCGGCCCCAGGTTCATCACCAGGAACTGCAGGTTCCGCTGGGTGATGTTCTGGTAGGTGATGTTCCCGCCGACGTGCACGGCCGCGTCGATCAGGTCCGCGGGACAGTTGAAGAACCGCGCGATGTCGGCGTTGGACGCGCCCTGGGCCTCAAGCCACGACGACCCGGCCGCCTCCGCCTGGATCAGGCTGTAGGTCCAGTCCTTCCCGGTGACGAACAGGTCCCGGTTGGCCACCGCCGCCTTGAACCGGCCCTTGACCTCCGCGGCCTCCTTCGCCGAGACGGTCTTCTCGGCGTTCTTCAGGTGCGCCTGGGGGATGGTGCCGTTGCCGAACCAGTCCAGCGCGAACTGCTGGATCGACAGGTACTGCCCGACCGACCAGGCCGCGTACGCGACCGGGGACAGGCCGACATGCAGGCCCGGGACGGTGTACTGCTTCTCGTGCCAGATGTCGGCGGGGTCGTACTCCTCCTGCCCGATGCGGTACTTGTAGACCTCACCCTTCACGATGCGGATGGTGACCTCGCCGCACGGGACCAGGTTGATCCGGGCGGGCAGCCCCACCCCCGAGCCGGTGCCGGAGCCGAACCCGGACCGCTCGGTGATGATCCCGACCGCGTTCCCGCTGCGGTCCAGGTCGACCTGCGAGCTGTACAGCCACTCCTGGATCCCGACACGCTCCCCGCCGGGGTTCACCAGCACCGGGGGCGTGGAGACCTCGATCTGGGCGCCGCCAACCTTCCGGTAGCAGTCGACCGGCATCGTCGACACGTGGTCGGCCCGCAGCCGCAGGCACGCCCACACCGCCGAGTGCCTGAGCGCGGTGTCGCTGGTCACGTTCACGGTCCCGGCGCGCTGCACCGGCCGCTGCGGGACCAGCTCCTGCGCGGACGCGCCCGCGTGGTCGCGCTTATGGAGCAGGCTCACCGGTCACCACCCCACGCGCCCAGCACAACGGTGAACGGCGGGTGCACGGCGGCGGAGTGGTGCGCCGCAGCACCCAGGGCGAGCCCGACCCGCTCCACCGGCGGCACCGTGAGGCTCGCGGTGGTGTGCAGCGACCCGAGGGCGAGCTCCCAGCCGCACCCGGCCGCGTCGTAGCCGTCCAGCGACCGGCCGGCCTGGTAGTCGTCGGCGATCTTGAACAGCCGCCCGTTCACCCCGGCCAGGAACGTGCCGGCGTCCTCGCGGTCCTTGTCCCTGGCGGCCCAGCCGCCGTCCTTCAGCACCTGGCGGACCGCGTCGACGAACTCGGTGGCCATGAACCGGTCGAGGTCGTCGCCCTGGCGGTCCAGGGGCTTGGGCAGGTCGGCGTAGCGGATGAGCTGCCCCATCCGGAAGCTGGTGGTGAACCCGATGACGTAGCCGGCGCCGTGGGCGAACACCTTGGGGTCGGCGCGGTGGGTCCGGACCCAGCCGCTGATGCCGGCCGAGTCGCCTCCCAGGAGTACGCCGTCTGGGGTCTCGACACCGACGATGCAGGTCACCGGTCACCGCCTTTGCGGCGTGGCGGCAGCGCGAACCACCACGACCCGGCCAGCACGACCACCCCGGCGACCACCAGCGACGGGCCGCGGCCGGTCAGCAGCGCCGCAGCGGCGGCCAGGCCGGCGGCGACCAGGAGCAGCCCGAGGACGTCCAGGGCCGTGGTGACCAGCTCACGCACACCCGGCCTCCCCGGTCAGTAGATTCCGGCACCCTCGCCGAACTCCCGCCGTGGCGGCGGCGGCGCATGCCCGGCCACGCTGTCGAGCAGGTCGTAGTCGCCGCCGAGGTGGCCGCGGGTCGCGTGGCCCCACGCCGCCAGCGTCACCGCCACCAGCGGGCAGATGTCCACCGACAGGCCCTTCCGCGCCCACTTCCACATGTCCCCGAGGGGCTGCGCCCGCGCGCCCGCGAGCGCCGCGGTCAGCGGCGGCTGCCCCAGGTGCCGCAGCCACGCCGGGTCGGTCACGTCCGGGTTCGCCCCGCAGGCGTCGTAGAACGCCCCGCACGCCTGCGCGGCGTCGCGGGTCGTCGGCTTCACCAGCTCCACCCCGGCGGCCTCAAGCTCAGGGATCAGGCTCGCCGCGGGCCCGCCCGGGTCGACCACGACCGCGCACGGCTGCCACTGGGAGACCAGCTCAAGGACCCGGGGGACGACCCACGCGGTCCCGCGGCGGTGGTCCAGGAGGTTGTCCCTACCCGGGACCTCAACGTGGAGGAGCCCGTCGGCGCGGCGGCCCGCGACGCCGACCGCCGCCCAGCTCCGGTCCCACATCATGTCGACCGCGAACGCGACCCGCCCCACCGGCGCCGACTGCGGGTCGGCCAGGGCCTGCCACGCCCCCTGGCTGACGACCAGCCACTCGTCGGGGGTCTCGTCGGCCCACTGGTTCAGGTACGCGCGGCGGAACTCCGGCAGCTCCATCGAGCCGAGCTCGCGGCCGATCCGCTCCTCGGTGACGGTGTGGCCGAGCGCCGGCATGCAGCCACGCCATGTCGCCGGGTCCGCCGGGTCCGCGTCGGCGGGAGCGGACCACTCGAAGTAGGCTACCGGCGAGGCCACGCCGAGCTCGCACCGCAGCCGCCCCGCGTCGACCTTGCGCCGCAGGTACACGCTCTTTCCCGTCCCGGCGGTCGACACGACCCACAGCTGCGGCTGCGGGCGGGTGA